CTGGCCGCCGCCGGAGCCGCTATCCTGACCGCCGCCGGAGCCGCTGTCCTGACCGCCGCCGGAACCGCTATCCTGACCGCCGCCGGAACCGCTGTCCTGGCCGCCGCCGGAGCCGCTATCCTGACCGCCGCCGGACCCACTATCCTGACCGCCACCTGAGCCGCTCTCCTGGCCGCCGCCTGGCACGCTGCCGGCGTCGGCAACGACAAGAACATCGCCATGTTGACCGGAAAGCGCCGTACTCTGGCGCAGGCCGTCATCGAAGGCCGCTAGCGAGGCAAACGGCGTGGCAACGACATAGGCGAGACCAAGCAATGGACCGATGAGATTTTTTCCTGTTCTGCGCATTGTCCTGCTTCCTTCCCTGAAGTTTTGGACATGTTTCGAACCTCAGCCTCCAACGGGGCGAAGGATGGCACAGAAAGCACAGGCTTACGCAAGAATATTATAAACGTCTGATCTGCAACAGAATATCGGATTATAGGTACCCGCCGCCGCCCAAATTTGGCCACAAGATACAATCGGCAGTACTCTGTGACGGATTGCAATACATCCAACCGACCCGATAATGCTTTTTCTTCTATCGGTTATATTAAGAATTTCTCTTTCACTCGGCGATTGTGCCGGCTTTGCTGCAAACCGTTCGTGGTTTGCTGCATGTAGCGGTGGCAGGGCAAAACGGCTGGAAGAGGTGAAGCGAAAGCTGAAGAGAGCCATGGTTGTCTCCTCGTCGGGTCAACACCGCGTGAGGTTCCGATCTTGCCGCGACGTGAATCGCCCCTATCCTTTATTGTTCATCATGGAGGAACCGCATGGCAGACAATCCTGAGAAGAAAGGCCGCGATCGAGACCTGGTCTCCGAACAGGAGCACGAGGTCGCCTATCTAATGAGGACGGCCAAGGTGACGCGGCAAAAGGCGCTTCGAGCGATCCGGGAGGCCGGGCCAAGCCGAGAAAAGGTGATAGAGTATCTCGGCAAGCAATGACCCGGAATCAGCAGGAAGGCCGACGTTTCTCGCGCATCCCGCGCGCTCNGGCAAGGCAGATCGAAGTCGCCGCGCCGGATTCCAGCGCCGCGCGACTTCGAGATCTCCTGAAAAGCGGCATAGGCGCCCTTGCTGTATTTCTCCCATGTGTTCGCCGCTGATCTCCAGACTCGCCATCGATGATGGTTGCGCGTGGGTGAGCGGCTCGGCAGCAAACGCCGAATGAGCAGCAAGTAGACGAGCCAGAACAACGCCTACTGGCCGAGCGAGTTCATCCAATTCCTAAAGTTCGAATCTGGTGGAACAGACGCCCACCTTAAGAGTTTTGCTGCAACACGTCCGTGTGAAGGAGGAAGGTTTGTGCCATGTTGCCCTCAACTTCATCTGTTCATGTCGTAGCTCCGGATGAGCACATTCTAACGGTCCAAGAGGCACTGGAGCCTTTGTACATGAAACTTGAGCAGGAGGCGGAGGCCAAGCTGCTCGAGGCAGCGGTGTCAGCCGGCTGGTCAGCCGAGGAAGCACTTGAAGCCATCGATGAGCTAAAACGGCATGAGCTCGAGTCAATAGCCACCCAGCACTAGAGGGTCCCTGAGCCTCGAAACCCTGATCCCCGGGGTCAATGCCGGGTTTGCGCCTCATGGCGCGATTTCCATTCATGCTGATGTTCAGAGCCGAACACATCCGGCTCCGCCTGAGCGACCGCGAAACCAAAGCTGCCCCGTTTCGTGCTGCCGGGCTGCTCGAAATCGTGGTGATAGGGGCCAGCCTCCCAATTGGGCTTTGCGCTCTGTTCGCCGCTAACCAAAGATCTCCGATGGGTCCCCAATTCTGGGCACTTCGACTATCGATTGATTGTTCTTCTTTTGTTCTTGCATTATCTCGTCGTCATGGTCGAGACAATTGGCGAAGCTTTCAGCCTGGGATGGCAGCTTAAAGCAAGGTGTGCGTTCGGAAATCGTGAGGGCATGAAGTCCGTTCGGCAGTGTACGTGGAGCTATGATCTGGACATGCTGACGCTGGTCGCGACCCGCGGACGGGACTTTCCGCTGGCGATGCTCGCCAGTCGCCTCCGCTGTCCGCGATGTGGGTCCAGGCGCATTGCCGTCGTGTTCATGCCACCGATTGAGGGAGATCGGCGGCGAGGGGCTGCATGATCTTGGTGTGGACTGTCACGCCCTCTCGCATTATGCGGATCTGCGCAGTATATGTTTCTGCCCGTCCCGGCGCTTTCGTTCGATGGTGCCCATGAATTTGCCACGAGCCCCCGACCGTTTGCGTCAATATAGCGGTAGCACAGCGGAAATAGGCTGAATTGGGATCAAACGAGAGCTGACGAGATATGAAGGAAACGGCGCAAACGGCTGGAAACGTGGGGGAAGGCAAGTACTTCAAGGCGCCTGTCTTCGCCGTGGCGCCTATGATCGATTGGACTGAAACGGCGATTAAATGGAGCAAAAACAAAGGTGCTTGTAGATTTGTAGCAAAATTGTAGCACGCCGATATCGCTCTGGCAGCATCAACTAGGCATAAACGCTCGCTTTCCGCTCGCCGAGTCGCAGCTCGGATGCCCCGCCGTGACCGGTTTGGTGGTGACCGATCGTCTGCTGCGGTTAGCCCGAACGGCCGCTTTGCGGACTTTTCGGACGCCTCGGGACACCACTTCGATCGTCGTGAGTGGGGCCGATTACGGACTGACCGGTTTTGGCTATCAATCTCGAAAAGCTGCCGTTCCGCGAACACCCCATTTCGGTCATTGCGCGGTCTTTGGCCAAATGCCAAAAGCTGCCGGTATTTGCTTTACCGAAGCAGTCCAGAATGGCGTGAGATATGTAAACCGTGGCATCGCCTTCGGAGCCTCCTTGCAATCCACGCCGGCACTCAGTGCTTTAATACACCCCTCTAATTTTGTCCTATAAGCCTAGGGCAACGAAGGAGACGATTGTGCTTTATGATCGGGTTATAAACACTGGGACCATAAATGAACCAGGCGGCAAGCCGACGCCTGAGTACGCGCTCCAGTCTACTGTTAGTTGGATGCGTTCACTGCAGTTTTTGACGCGCGCCATCAACTTTACGACAGCCACTGCTGCCTACCAGACACTGGGTAAGCGGGACATGGATGTGTTGGTGGAAAACACAGTATTGGAACAGCTCTTTCTTGCCCTCCACCACCTTTCCGCCCTCCAAGCAATGGAAGGCGCGCCGTTACAAGCGGACGTCGCTAGGCTTGGAATCCTAGGCTGGTACTATGGCATCTCCAACGCGGCCAGCGCTATGACGGCGGCCCAGGATGGATCCTTTCAGGAGGATCACTCTGGCACTGCACGCATGTGGGACACTGCCATTGCGGCCCAGGGCCTCGCCATTGGCCCGTTTGGCTGGCGTGTGACGACGTTGATAGAGAAAGATTATGCAACTGAGGTGGAAATCTATCGGAACGGCAGTGAGGGGAGTCTGCAGTGGGCGATTGCCTCTGACGCCGAAGCCGTCGGCGCTGCGGCAAGCTATCTCAAGGGTTCAGCAAAATGGCATGCCTGGAAGCAGGAGCAGGCGTTGCGCAATACCCGAGAATTCAAGGCTCTCCAAGTCGACAACTTCCGCACGAAGGCCGCCCGAGAGATGCGCGACGCCAGGCTAGCGGGCCGTCCTATGGGCTTTGTCCATCAAGCTTCTAGATATCGCGGCAAGGCGAACTACAGAGAAGCTCTGTTCTTGGCCTATGGTAAGGGTACAGAAAAGACGCTTCGCGGCTTCGTGTCCGACCAAACCGCTGTCTTGCGTGCATTTCTTGCCATGGCTGGGGCCTTCTGTGCCAGAAAACTGGGCCGACAAACCTGGGACGAGTTCGTCGCCGACGTTGAGGCAAATCGGGCGTTTGCTGCCGATGTTAGCGTTTGGAGTTAATCAGTGCGGCAGGTCTTCCCGAGCCGCCAATGCCAGCACTGCGCACCGCCACAGTTGGAACAGCTCGACGAATTGCTTTCCAGCAAAGGTGAGTAGCGCTCCACCGGCCATTCCGGCCGGAGCGAAGGCGCAATGCTGTCAGCGGCGGGGCCGCTTCCGGACCGGCTGCTTTTAATGCTCTTATTGCTTGAGCGGACGTTCTAATCACTCCTAGCGCTGGCCTTCAAGCGGGCTGTCTCTCCGCGTTCAGGTATTTCTGGAATCTCTGGTCGAGCCACAATCTGAGTAAATTGTGCTGGCTCAGCACGGTGTAGTGTGATTTTAGAAAGAATCAATTTACCGTTGAGACTAAGAAGGTGCCGTAGTCGTAATGGGGGTAACTATGCCAAGCGAAATCGTACACAATCCAGATCAATACATGACGGCGCTCCGTACGATTATCGCCGGAGGCCGGAAGAGGATCGGACTACTGCTGGGCGCCGGCGCTTCGGCAGGAATGAAGAAAGCAGACGGAACCTATCCCCTGATCCCGGCGGTCGCCGGTTTGACCAAACTTGTCCTTGATGAACTCGAGACGGAATATGGAAAGCAGATCGCAGAGCTGAAGAAGGAGCTCGCGCCCAAGGACGACATCGAGACTCTCCTGTCCAGGATTAGGTCGCTCGCGAAGGTGATAGGGCCGGCCAAGATCCATGACTTGGACGGACCGGGATATGCGCAGTTTGGCGAGCGCGTGTGCGAGGAGATCGGGAAGGTCGTCACTGTAACGTTGCCCGCGAGCGGCTCTGCCTACAGCGACATCGTGACATGGATCACGGGCGCCGGTCGTGATCATCCTATCGAGATCTTTACGACGAACTACGATCTGCTGCTCGAGGAAGCGCTCGAGCGCGTGCGCGCGCCGTACTTCGACGGCTTCACGGGTGGTCGTGAGCCCTTCTTCGACCCCGTCACGGTCTCCAACAACGACCTGCCTGCAAGATGGACGCGTCTCTGGAAGCTGCACGGGTCGCTGGGGTGGTGCTCTAACAGCAAGGACGAGGTGATTCGCTCCGGCAAGGACAACGCCCGGCACCTCGTCTTCCCCGAGCACCTCAAGTATGATCAGACCCAGAAGGCACCTTATGCAGCGCTCCTCGACAGGCTGCGCGCCTTCCTCGCCACGCCGGACACGCTGCTGATCTCGATCGGATTCTCGTTCGCCGACGCTCATATCTCGGCGCGAATTGATGAGGGACTCGCGGCGAACCCATCCGCGAGCGTGTTCGCGTTCCAGTTCCAGAAGCTCGCAAACGAGACCTGCGCTAGAGAGCTTGGTCGCCGACTGCCCAACTTCAGCGTCTACGCGCGTGACGCGGCGTTGGTGAATGGTTCGGAGGGCCCGTGGCGTGTGCCTTCGGAGCTTCCCTCAAAGGATTGGGGACCAATCCGGTCCTCCTACTGGTCGGAACCGCAAGGGGGCGACCCGCACGAGTTCACGCTCGGCGCAATCGAGCCTTTCGCGCGTTTCTTCTCCGCGTCACGTTCCACACAGGTCTTCGTGACACCGGCCGCACCCGCCGCGGCGGCCGCGCCCGCCTCCACGGTGGCGTGATGAGCGCACCAACCCTTCTCGGCCACGTAGGAGCCGTTGCGGGCGCGACGATCAACGTGCGACAGTTCGAGGGAACCGCCTCGGGTATCGCTATCATTGGCGGCCGCAGTTACCGCATCGGCCAGGTCGGCAGTTTCGTCCGCATCCCGCAGGGCTATCACGACCTGTACGGTATCATCTCTGACGTCGGTGCCACGGCCACGCCTGAGACACTGGTCGACAGCGGGGCCAGAGGGGACCGCTGGATCAAGGTGCAACTCGTTGGCGAGGTCCTGGAGGCGACCTTCGAGCGCGGGATCAGCCAATATCCCGCAATTAACGACCAGGTGCACCTCGTAGTCGAGGAGGATCTCGCCCGCATCTACGGGACCGCCGACACGGGTCAGGTGACCATCGGCAGATTGTCGGGAGCTGAGAGCATCCCCGTCCGTGTCGATCTGGACAAGCTCGTGACGCGCCACTCCGCGGTGCTGGGGTCGACGGGGGCCGGCAAGTCGACGACGGTCACAAGCCTGCTGCGCTCCCTTTCGGTCGGCCAGGGTGACCACTCCGGGTTTTCGAACGCTCGGGTGCTGCTGATGGACATCCACGGCGAGTACGGCCGCGCGCTTGGCGAGGTCGCCAAAGTCTTCCGCGTTAACCCGCTAGAGAATGAGGAGCGCCTCTACGTTCCCTATTGGGCACTCAATCTGGACGACCTGCTGACCTTCCTGCTCGGCAAGACCGAGGAGAAGGCACTAACGGCGATTCAGGACCGCATTATCAGAGCGAAAACCGCAGTCTCGGCCCAGATGAACTATCCGGGTGTCGATGCCAACTCGCTGACCGCCGACAGCCCTCTGCCATTCAGTCTGAAATCGCTTTGGTTCCACCTGATCGACCCAGAAATTAAGACGTGGACGGAGAACACTCAGCAGAACTCGGCTCAGACCGCTCCGGGCGATGTCGAAACACTTACTGCGCCTACCTATCCGCTGCCCGGCCAAGGCAATACGCCGCCGTTCGCAAACAAGACAAACGTGCTGTCAATCCGGCGACAGCTCGAACAGCTCCGGTCGCGCCTACTGGATCGGCAGTACGACTTCATGCTCCACCCTGGGCCTTGGGAACCGAGCCTCGACGGGGCTCCGCAGAACGACCTGCCCCAACTGCTCGAGAGCTGGCTCGGGCACGATCGGCCGATCACGGTGCTGGATCTGTCGGGCGTGCCGAGCTCGATCCTTATGCGACTAATTGGAGGCATCCTGAACATCATTTACGAGGCCCTCTTCTGGAGCCGCGAGATGCCCGAGGGCGGGCGGGCACGCCCCCTGCTCGTGGTAATGGAGGAGGCACATCGCTACCTAGGCCGGGACGACGCCAACCTTGCTCGGGATGCAGTCCAGCGCATTGTTAAGGAGGGCCGCAAATTCGGCCTAGGCGCGATGATCGTGAGCCAGCGCCCATCCGAGATCGACGAGACCATTCTCTCTCAGTGCGGTACGTTCTTCTCGCTGCGCCTCTCCAACTCGTCGGACCGCAGCAAGGTTCAGGCTGCCCTACCTGACAGTCTGAGCGGCATCGTGGACAGCTTGCCTGTGCTTCGTACGGGCGAGGCTGTGATCACCGGCGAGGCTGCCAAGCTGCCTGTGCGATGCAGGATTACGCTCCCCGAGGAAGGCAAGCGGCCCACCAGTGAGGATCCGCGCGTTGCCCACAACTGGAGTAAGGAACGCGGCAACGAGAATTACGTGAACGTCACGGCTGCGTGGCGGTCCCAGAACCCACGATGGACGGAGGAATGAATGGAACGACAGCCAGTAAGCTCGTCGAGTTTGGCTTCGGTGGGCTATGACCCTGCTTCGGAGACACTTGAGGTGGAGTTCGTCGCTACCGGCAAGGTGTACGAATATTACAACGTCCCCCAGTTCATGTACGATCGACTGGTGGAAGCCTCCTCTATCGGAGAATTCTTCAATGTTGAGATCAGAAACGCCTATTCCTGCAACCCGATCTGATTTGGCCAATTCTAGCCGATCCCGTTGGGTGAATTGAACTGCCGATTTCCGCATACGGGCAGTTCGTACTGCCGCTCGAACGACCGACATGGGGCGCACAGCGGTCATTTTTGAACCGTGGCTGGTAAGTCGTTTTCGGGTCGAAGCGGGCGGGCCTCCGTAACCGCCGAAAGGAACAAAGGCAGAGCCACCGGCATTCTTGGACGTAGCGCGAGCGCCCTTATATTTTCATCGGTGCAGTTGGCGGAACTCCCTTAGTGCCGCCTCGCGCCTCCGATCTAGATAATCGGCCAAATCTTGCAAATAGACGCCCTTCTGGCACTTCTGAGACGTCTCCGCCCTCACTACCGGCAGGGCGATTTCGCCAGTTCCGACCTTCCGAAGAAATTTGTCAGGCGTAAGGTGATTGAAATAGTCGCGGCAGACATCCTCGACAGGAATGATCGCCTTGCCGCCATACTGGGCGAACAGGAGGAAGGATGTCGAAAAGGTCTGGGGGGAAATCGGGTCGGGCGTCTTCATCTCTACGCTTCCTCGCATACGAATTCTGGACCGCCGTTGTGGCCGATCATGCCGCGCTTCGCCTGTTCACGGCGCTTGGCGTTTTCCTTGCGGGTGACCATCTCGACGTGATCCATTTCCGGTCGCACGCAAAGGCGGTCGCGACAGGCGTGGTCCAGTTCTTTCTTGCCGGGGATATAGCCGTGCTCGTTGGTCCACATGGCGATGTGGACTGCGACCGTCTGGCCATCGAGAGACATGCGGGGGTAGCCCTTGCCTCGACCGTTCTTGCCTGAATCAGGGCCGGTCCACTCCCGGCAGCCTGTTACCGGATCGATGCGGACCCGGGACATAATCTTCGCGCGGATGCGATCACGACGGCTGCTCATCCTCGGCGCCTCCAGGCATCAAAGGCATTGCGTAAATCCTGCCAGCGGGCAGCTGCGGCCGCATCATCGTTCAGCTCGCTGCGGGAGCGAATGTTCAGGATCGAGCGGACCTTTGTCGCGGCGCGATCATCGGTGAGGGGCCTCGCCAGGCCGTGGCATTCCTCGAGGAATTTCTTGAATGCCGGCTCGGCGCATTTGATCGCGCATTCGGCCGCGTAGTCCTTCGGCTTCTGCTGGTGCTGCGGAGGAGCGTGGCTGCGCAGCTCGGCGACCAGGGTGCGATACCGGCCCGCGAGGGCGTCATAGGTCCCGAGCAGCCAAATCAGATCATAGGGCGCGTTCAGCACCATCTCGCTGTCGCCGATCGGCGCGTCGGCGGCGGTCGCCGCGATGAGGAAAGTGCCTTCGCTGCTTGCCGCAGTCAGGCAGAGCCGACCACCGTCGGATTCAATACCCCAGTCCGGGGTCGCGAGCGCGACCCGGTTGCGGATCGCGTCCATGCGTTTCTGCTGCAGCGAGCGCTCCGGGTGGCTCATCGGCGGACCTCGTCGCACAGTGGGCGATTGGCGACCTGGAGGGCGACTTCGAAACGGTCCATGTCTTCGCCCTCAGATCTTCGCGTCGGAAGCGTACTGCCATTCCTTGCGGAAGGCCGTGGTTCCGGCCAGCGCTGCGGACATGAGAAACGCGATCGAGAGTGCGAGGATGGTGCAGGCGAGAAAGAAGCGATTGGGGCCTGCTTCGAGCCGTGCCTTGTTGTGTCCGGTGAAATGCTCAGTCATGGCCAGATGCTCCAGAGCAGGATCAGTTGAAGGGGGAGAGTGTAGGCGAGGCCGGCGAGCGCCCCGCGCGTGAACCACAGGGGCAGGGGCTCACGGCGGCGCGCCCTCTTCGTCATGGCGCTACGCCGCTCGGGCCATGGCGGTGGCGAGTTCGGTTGCCCTCTGGCCGAAGAGCTTGACCTGTCGTTCCGAGAATTTTCCGGTCAGGATCAGATCTCGATCTGTGCAGCCCTCGCCGATCGAGCGCATCGTCTCGGCCATGCGCTCAATGGTGTTCCTGGTGTGAATTCCGCCGTTCGATTGCATGTTGGTCTCCTGGTTCGAGGAAGATGACCTCCCGGCGGCTCGGAGACTAAAGGCCGTGGTTTCCGCGCCGCCCTCACTAGGAGGTGATGCGGACAATAATGCGGCTAAATATCCGCTGTCAACCACCGTATGCGGCTAAATGACCGCAAGGTAGTTAATTCCTGATGTGTTCGGCTGCGGCAGCAGCGCGAATCAGAACACAAAAAAACCCGCACTCGCGGGTTTCTCAGCGGCACAATCGACCGGCTTTTATCTGACGGTACCGAATTTGCGGAGCACGCGGCCGACGATAAAAAGTTCTTCGGCCGGCCATTCTTTCTTCGCATGTCGAGGGTTGTCTGAAATCACAGATACGGTCTGCATTTCCGCGCCAGGAGCGCTAGAGACCTCTATGCGTTTTACGACGACGCCGCCAATCTCGTCGAGGACCGCATACAGACCGGGCGGCGAGGGCCAGCGGTGACGCGTATCGATGAATACCACGTCGCCCTCATCCAGAGTCGGCTGCATTGAATCGCCTTGGACGGGGAAGACTGCTACGTCGTGAGCAGACAAACCAAGAGCGGTAAGTATTGGAGGTGGAAGGCGCCAATACTCGCGCACATGCTCGGCCGCAAACGTCATCCCGTGGCGTCCAGGGACCCCCTCCGACACAATGCTTAGTCCTCCCCCACCCATGCCGCCGGTGATGTCAATTTGCGCTGAAGCGTCGGTAGGTATTCCCCGAACGCCTGTCTCCGAGCCAATCGTCATCAGCTGTTCCACGTCCTCCCCGCTCGGATTATCGGGATCGTAGGAGGACACGACCGGGCGCTTGTTGGTCGTCGAGAGCAAGGTCGTTATGGATACATCCAGTCCCTTTGCAATCTTCTGAAGCGTTTCGCCGCGGGGCGACGCGCCTCCTCGTTCGAATAGCTTGCGGAAATAGCTTCGTTCGAGTCCTGCGGCGCGCGCCGCACTCTCGTACGACATGCCCTTCTGCTCGATGATCTCTTTGAGTTTCTCAATCACTGTCTTGCTCATGCGCGGATTATCGTCCGCAGCGTTTGTTTGTGAATGCGGTCTTTCAGGCTTGACAGATGCGGTTATGTAGCCGCATTCATGTCCGCATGAACTTGAGACAGCAAATCATCGTGGTGGCGGACACCTTTGCCCAAGCGCGCGGGATCGGTCGGAAGCGGGTTTCTACCTTGGTCCTGAACCGAGGTTCGAAGCTCGATAACATCGCGACGGGTGGCGACTTGGCAACGGGTATCCGCTGGCCTCTCGCCGGCGGATATGCGGGACTTGAAAGGACGCTCCGATGAGCAAGAAAACCGAGCAGTTCAATGTGACCGTCAAGGTCGGCAAGAAANACTTGAAAGGACGCTCCGATGAGCAAGAAAACCGAGCAGTTCAATGTGACCGTCAAGGTCGGCAAGAAATCCTACAGGCCGGGTGAGCCGGTTCCGGTCGGTGCCGGCGGGATCACGGCCGAGGAAGCGGAGAATTTCCGCAAGAATTTCGGCGCCTTTACCGCTGGCCCCGAGGCTACGTCCGCGGCGCCCGTGCCTTCTGTCGATCTCGACAGGCTTCGCGAGGCGATCGAGAAGCTCTCGGCCGACAACGACAAGCTTTCGGCCGACAATGACCGTCTGACGGCGGAGCGCGACAGCGCGATCGGCGATCGCAACACGCTGCTCAAGCAAAACGAGCAGCTTGAGACCGACAATGCGACGCTGGCCGCCGAAGTCACCAAGCTTCAGGCCGAGATTAAAAAGCTGACAGCTCCGAAATGACGCCGCGTCCCGCCATGTTCGAGAGGATGGGGCCAAAGTTCGCCAAGGCCTTCGGCAATGCCGACGCCGTGTTCACGGTCGACGGTGTCGCGAGGCCCGCCGTGCNAAGTTCGCCAAGGCCTTCGGCAATGCCGACGCCGTGTTCACGGTCGACGGTGTCGCGAGGCCCGCCGTGCGGGTCATCCTGCGCGTGTGGCGGGAAACCGATCTGGCGGAGGAGCAGGAGCAAGCCGTCCAAGGCACCACCCATCTGCTTGCCGTATCCGCCTCCACGGTGCCAGGTCTCGCCAGCCAGCGCGATAGCGTCGCGATCGGCGGCGTCACCTACCAGGTCATTAACATCGACGACGATGCGCGGGCCATGCTCCGCATCTCGCTTGCCGGAGATATCTGACCATGAAGACACAGGAACAGGAGCAGGCTCCGGCCGCTGCGGTCGACCCGATGGAGGACCTCTGCCAGGCGCTGTTCTCGACGGAAGAGAGCGCAAACAAGAAGGCCGCGCGCCAGACCGCCGGCGCCATGACGCAACGGCCATGGCCGCAACTGCCGTCGCGGCTCCGCTCGGCGATACGCTCCGACATCGGTCGCCAGCTTGATAGCGGCAAGGCGCGCTCACAGATTCTCGAGGCGGGTTATTCCGCTGGTGTCGTGAACCAGGCGCTGCGCGACCTCGGGCGCTCGGTCGCTTGATATGGCGCATCGCCGCAGCCAGATCTTCGCGGCCGTCATCACGCGCCTCTCGGCCATTCCGGAGTTCTCCGGTGCCGACAAGGTGAAGCGCGGCCGCAAGGGTGCGATCCCGCAGGAGAAGCTGCCGGCCCTCACAGTCACCTGGGCCGATAGATCGGAGACTTTGATGGTCCGACCCTCGTCGGGGCCAGCCGGAGAGGACGGTTACGACCGGTCCCTGCCGCTCTCGATCGTCGTGCACCTGCGGGACGATGAGCCGGAAGAGGAATTCGATAGGCTTTGCGTGCTGATCGAGGCAGCGATGGCCTCGGACATGACTTTCGGCGGCCTCGCCATTGAGGCGCTGCTGCAGTCGGAACAGTATTTCGTCAACCCGCAGACCGGCATCTCCCTGCTTGCCGGTTCACTCAACTACCAGATCGCCTACAAGACGCTCGCCGCCAATCCGGAACAGGCTGCGCTCTAAACGCTCTGCATGCCGTTATCCCAAAACCGCTGCACACTTTTGGGCGGCATGCAGTAGCGCCACCACCCCCACCAGCACAAAGAGGATTTTGTCATGGCTCTCGGCCGTCAGCTTACGCTTGCCCGCTCGACCGGTGCAGGCGCCTTCACCCTGGCCTGCATCACCGAACAGCGATCCCTCGAGATCAACAACGAGGAAATCGATATCACGAAACCGAGCTGCACCGATCCCGGCAGCAAGCTCACGCTGGCGCTGATGTACGGCATCCAGTCCATCCGTTTCAGCGGGCAGGGCGCCTTCGTCGATACCGTTACGATGAACGCTGATGTACGGCATCCAGTCCATCCGTTTCAGCGGGCAGGGCGCCTTCGTCGATACCGTTACGATGAAGGCGGTCACCGCTGATGCCGTCAACCAGGTCATCACCGAGTATCAGGTCACGGTGCCCGGCGTCGGCACCTTCGAAGGTGACATGCTCGTCTCGATGACCTTCTCCGGCGACAAGACCAACGAGCTGCAGGCCGATATCCGTTGCGCCATGACCGGCGCGCTCACATTCGTGCCGGCTGTCTAAGCGGAGAGTTCCATGTTGCCTGCCAACCCATTGCGGGGCGAGGCGGAGGTTCGCATCGGCTCGATCGACTTCCGCATCGCCGTCACCTTCTCCGGGCTCGCTCGCCTTTCCGACGCGATCGGCGCCCGCACCCTCGACGAGCTCTACGGCCGCCTTCTCGGCTTCGAGCCGAAGGCAGTTGCCTGCGCCGTCCGCTGCCTGATCGTCGCGGATGACGAGGATCAGATATCGGCGCTTTCGGCGAGGATCCTCGACGACGGCAATATCTCAGCCGCCGACNGGATGACGAGGATCAGATATCGGCGCTTTCGGCGAGGATCCTCGACGACGGCAATATCTCAGCCGCCGACCAGCTCGCCTGGCGCGAGGCGGTCGAAAAGGCGCTGTCCGCACACATTGCTGCCGGGGCAATGCGGCGGGACGAGCGGACGGCAACGCAGATTGCGGGAGACGCTGTCCTGGGAAAGCCCGTAAGCCCCTCCTGATCAAGGATCATCTCAAGTCGCTCTACCGTATCGCCACGAACCCGAAGATCCTCGGTTGGTCGCCGGGAATGTTCTGGAAGGCAACGGCGGCGGAATTCGAGATGACCGTGGAGGGGCTTTCCGGCAATGTCCGTGGCGGACCGTTTATTTCGCGTGAGGAGGTCCGGCGCATTGCCGCAGAGCATGGCGTTCGTCCATCGCTGAAGGGCAGTCCGAACGCGAGAACGATCGGGGGTAGGTAGTCCTGACCTGAAGATGCTTGGTGAGGGAGCCGAAATACCGCCGAGCTCGCACAGCTGGAACTACCGATGACGGCCCCGATGCGGTCCTCAATCGACGGAGGTCGATCCCGCGACTTAAAGCGGATTGATATAGTTCGTTATGGCGATCTGGCGGAGCAGCACCTTCCGGATGAAATGGGCCGCGCTCACGTGATCGGTAAAAATCGCAGCATCGCCCGTGCTCCCCGCCGGTAGCCGTTTTGCAAATTCGGCGTCGTCCAGCTTCACCCTGACCACGAATGGCAGCGTCTGTATCGCCTTCGACGTCACGGCCGCGCCGGATGTCTGGGTCTGCCCGGTGGCCACCGCCTGAAGAACGCTTTCCACCTTTCCGGAGTAAACGGTTCCCGGCTCGAACTTGAACGTCACTTCGACAGGCTGCCCCGGCTCGATGTAGCGAGCGTCAATCTGCGGTATTTCGACACCGATGATCGTCTCGGACGTGTCAATGAACGCCATGACCGGCGAGAGAGGAAGATTGGCGACGCGAGCCCCAGCTCGTAGCGCCAGGTTGGTGACGTAACCACCGGCCGGAGCCCGGACCACCGTTTTGTCGAGGTCCCATTTGGCTCCGGTTACTTGGGCCTGCAATTGAGCGACCTCGGCTTGCGCCTGTTCAACGTCGTAGGCCCGACCTGCGCTGCTCGTCTGTAGTCTCGTCTTTTCAGACAGACGCAATTGGCTCAAGTGCAATTGGGCTTGCAGCGCATCAAGCTTAGCCTGGTAGGGGACCGGGTCGATACGAAACAGAGTGTCGCCTGCCTTGATCGGCGTGTTCGCCTGCACAGGCACCTCGACAACCTCGCCCGCCACGTTCGGAACAATTGCGACGGAATTACGCACGACGAGCGCCGGTCCCTGCGGGGCACCCCAATTCATCGGAATGAACAGCCCGATCAGCAGCAGCAGCAGGACGACGACCGGGGAAATCTTCCAGAACAGATTGAAAGGCACGATTCGAAACCGCACCAAGCAGAATAGGATGACAAGGTAGACGTTGAGGAGGACGACGATCATTGCTCAATCCCCACCTGGCGTGCGCGCGGGACATCGACATAGGCCCAGATCAGCACGATCGGCCAAAGCGCGAAGCCAAGGAAAAGCGTCACCCAGCCGCCGACGGTCACCGCCTGCGCCCAAGGATGGTTGCGTCGCTTGGCGATCATTCCCGGCAGCATCGCAAGGAAGACCACAACGGCCACCGTACTGGCAGTCAAAACAACCAGCACGATCCAGGCAAATAAATCGACAAGGCTCATGGGCGGGAGCCTCCTTTTGTTTGCGGGGCAGCGAGGCGGGAATATGCAAGCATCACCAATTCGGCCAGAGGCTAGGATAACGCCTTCGCCGCGTAAAGCGGCTATTTCAACTTGCAGACGTTATAGATTAGCTGCAAAACTTTTGATCGGACGTGAAAACCCCTTCACGCAGGGCGCAACTGATCCCGTTGGGCATCGCAAAAAGCAATCAAGGACACCACGATGAACGCTAGACATCTTGCTATGACCGCCGCGACAGGCATTTCGGCAATCGTCGCCTTTTCCGCGGCGTCGTTTGCCGCTGAGCCGGTCACGATCGACAATTTCGTCCGTGCTGAGAGCGATCTGTATTTCAGCAATGTCGTCAAGGATGGTGGCTTTGGGAAGTTCTTCCATCGCCGTGAGCCGGCGACGATCGAAAACCAGTCCGTCATAAGACTGAATCGCGACACCCTCTATTCAGGCGCAGTTTTCGATCTCGAGTCAGGGCCCGTGACGATCACACTGCCAGACGCGGGAAAGCGCTTTATGTCGCTGCTGGCCATCAACGAGGACCACTATGTTTCCGCAGTATCCTATGGTGGGACGAGCACCTTCAGCAAAGATCAGGTCGGGAGTCGTTACATGGTGATTGCCATCCGGACATTCGTCGACCCCTCCGATCCGAAGGATGTCGAGCAGGTCCACGCGCTGCAGGATGCTGTTAAGATCGATCAGGCCGGAGGACCGGGCAAGTTCGAAGTGCCTGACTGGGATCAGGCTAGTCAGAAGAAGGTTCGTGACGCCCTTTTGATCCTCGCGACGACCATGCCTGACTTCAACAAGTCCTTCGGGTCCAAGGCTAAGGTCGATCCTGTACGTCACCTCGTCGCTAGTGCTGCCGCTTGGGGAGGCAATCCCGACAAGGACGCCACCTACCTCAACACTACACCCGAGAAAAACGACGGCAAGACAATCTACAAGCTTCACGTCAAGGATGTCCCGGTCGACGGCTTCTGGTCGATCAGCCTCTACAATGCGAACGGCTACTACGAAAAGAACCCATACGATGCCTACTCGCTCAACAACGTGACGGCCGAAAAGGGCGAGGACGGCTCAATTGATATTCAGTTCGGAGGGTGCGATGGCAAAATCTCTAACTGCCTGCCGATAATGAAGGGCTGGAACTACACGGTAAGGCTATACCGCCCGCGCGATTCCGTCCTCGATGGGACTTGGAAATTCCCTGATCCTCAGCCTGCGGATTAATTGCACGATTGCGAGCGGATCCAATGCGTGCAGGACCGCGAATAACCGGAACTGGCGCGAAGCTGACGTGCGAGATCATAGGCTAGGCTTCCGCTCAACACCAGGCTGAAGTCTGTGGCGGGTCCAGTGTTCACCACTAGAACTTTTCCTTCGTTCCCTCCTCATGGAGGACAGCGAAAACGCAGACGTGCGTTTCGACGTCCTGCTTCCTCAGCTTAAGGAGCCGATCGAAATGCGCCGGAGCCGGTCTCATCAATCGGGTGTAGATTCCTCCCACAGGGATGTGAGCGTCACGTTCAACAGGTAGTGAACCGATGTCTTCGTCGAGCGCATCGCGGAAATAAACGAGCGCCCCGATAATCCGAATAGGCTTCGGGGCCGTAGACCTAAGGTCCATGCTGACCTCAACTCTGCGCTCGGCCATCGATTTCGCCGACCAGCCTTCAACGTTCAAAAGCTCTTTATTGCACCCCGCCGCAGCCTCTCCGGCAACCGCGCCAAGCGTAATCGCTAACAAAAACCTGAGCATGCGCCCCTCCCTTTCGTGGCGGAGCGTAGCTCTTTTTCTGTTTTCCGCAACGAGGCACCGATGAGCCGTCCAGATATTCCTGTCACTATTTCCGGCGACCCGAAGGGTTTCGAGTCCGCTCTTGCGCGGGTGCGGGCGCTCTCAAAGTCGGCAGCAACCGACGTCGTCGCGTCTTTCGGCAGGATCAAGAACCTCGTGGCCGGCGGCGCCGGTCTCGTGACCGGGCTTGTCTCCGCCGCCAGCGTCACCGCGTTGCGCGACGCAGCGAGCGCGATCGCCTCGATCGGCGACGAAGCGCGCCGGGCCGGCCTCGACGTCAAGAGCTTCCAGGAGCTGAAGTTCGTCGCCGAGCAGAACCGGGTTGGCATCGACGCTCTGACAGACGGGATTAAGGAGCTGAACCTACGCGCCGACGAATTCATCGTCACTGGCGGCGGTTCGGCGGCCGAGGCCTTCCAGCGCCTTGGCTATTCCGCCGAAGATCTGAAGCAAAAACTTGAGGACCCGGCCGAGCTTTTTACCGAGATCATCGGCCGTTTAGGCGAGCTCGACAAGGCTGCTCAGATACGCATCATGGACGAGATCTTCGGCGGCGCGGGCGGCGAGCAGTTCGTGCAGCTGATCGAGGCCGGCGAAGCGGGCATCCGCGACACCATTAGGGCCGCGAACGACCTTGGCATCGTTCTCGACGAGCAGATGATCCAGAAGGCGGCGGAAGTTGATCGCAAGTTTAATATGCTCGCGACCACCTTCGGGACGAAGCTGAAGTCCGCCATTGTCTCGGCGGCGGACAGCCTTGCAGAGTTCATTGACGGCTTCCGGGACTTCCAGAACCAGATGAACAGCACGTTGGGCAATCGGCAGGTTGAAATTGGCCGGCGGCAGCTCGAGCTCGAAACTGAAATTCTCACAAAAAAGGCTCAACAGCGCGAAGAAGCTGAGAAGCTCTCCGACGTGGCAAAGAGAAATGGGTTCGAAGACAGCAAGAACGCGAACCTTGCGGGCTATACCGGTCAAATAGCGGCGCTTGAGGAAGAGAGTCGCAGACTCCGAGAGGAGGACGCCAAAATCGCAGGCATCCTGAACGACCGGCTTAAGCCAATGAACCGCCCGGCTGAGCGCACATGGACGCCAATCGAGCCGGAAGAAAAAGGCGGCGGCCGGTCCAAGAAAGTCTCGGAAGCCGAGAAAGAAAAGAAGGCGATCGACGACGT